CCTCAAGGATGCCGTCGTAGAGGGCAAAATCAACGCCAACCCCTGCGACCGCATGGACAGGCCCAAAGCGAATAGTAAAGAACGTGAATCATTCACCCGCGATGAGGTCAAAGCAATTATCACCACCGCCCAGGGGGATGGGCACATGCTGTACGCACGGTGGCTCATGGCCCTACTTTTGGGCGCTAGGCAGTCGGAATGTTTAGGCCTTGAATGGGAGCGCGTAGACCTCGATGCTGGGTTGCTGGATTTATCATGGCAGGTTCAGCGCATCCCGTGGATGCACGGCGAGAATTGCGGATGCCCGCCGCAGGTTAAGGGGGCACGGTGCCCGATAAAGCGGCCCGCTGCACCATCTGGTTATGAGCATCGTCCGTGCTACATGGGCAAGTGGTTTGTGCGCCCTAAGACTAAATCGTCTCAGCGTCTTCTACCGATACCAGCACCATTACTAGCGGAGCTTATGGTGTTACATGAGCGTTCCACGGGTGAGGGGCTAGTCTTCCATGACGACCGGTTTAGGCCTATCGACAATTCGGATGATGACCTCGCATGGGCAAATCTGTGTGAACGGGCCGGTGTGCGCCCCCTGGTGTTGCATAGCGCCCGGCACACGATGGTTTCCTTGTTGCTGGATGCCGGGGTGGATGCTGAAACGATTAGGCAGATTGCGGGCCATTCCACGGTGCTTTCTACGCGTGGCTATATGCATGTTTCTACGGATGCGGCGAGGGCTGCGTTAGACCGTTTGGGGGAGTGATTGGGGGATAGTTAGCGTGGTGGTTGCGTGTAGTCCATTTGGGGTGAGGTGGGCTACTGTGACGCGCCATGTTTGTTCGAACGTGTGGTTCGAATTGTTGCCGTAATCGGCCCATGATTGGGTGGCGTTGCGGGCCTGTATGGGGGTTAGATGCGATGCGGGTATCACGTCTTTTGTTTGGGGGATGATTAGCAGGTCATAGTTATTGTTCGTGCTGCTCCCTGCTGTGTTTTTGTGCATAGTTTCCTGCCTTTAGGTCACTGACAAGCTGTTGTATGAGTTTAGCTTGTGCGGTGGACAAACCGCTTAAATCGATGGTTGAAAGACTACCACTATTCGAACGCGTGTACGAAAGTTCCGGCCATTTATCATACGGAACCCCCAACTCAACCAAAAGTGTCTCCGCATCCAAATCCAACACCGCCGCAACCTTAATCACGGAATGCGGATCAAGCACCAGGGGCGAGCCGTCATAGCGGCACCCGCGTTCCAGCTCAACCACCCATTTACGATTGCGCCCAACCACCTCAGCCAAATCATTTTGAGTTAGGCCTTGGTCCTTGCGGGCTGCCTTTATCTTTTCGCCAATTGCTTCACTACCCATAGTGGGAATGATACGGGCAACCGCTGATTTTGCACTAATTCCAAGCATGAAATTACGCGCTATGTTGTGTCATGGTGTTGCATGGTGTAACATCATGGGTGTGCGAACGACGCACCAACCCCAACCAAAGGAAACACAATGCCCGAAAAACGCTACATGTCAGTCACAACAATGGCTGAAACCTACGACCTATCCAAGAACTTCATACGAGGACACATCAAAGCGGGAAACCTCACCGCCATCAGTATCTCAGCCAACCCGGCGAAACCCATCTACCGCATCACGCGACAAGATGCAGATGACTTCATGCAGTACCTCGCAAGTGAAGCAGAGCGAGCAGAACACAAACTACTCACGGCATAAGAAATCCGGCCACACAAAGCGCGGGAACTGCCATTCCCATAAATGCACCGGGGCCGGAAAAGTGTCCCCAACCAAGGAAACACACATGAATAATACCACATACGCACAACCTAGGGCGACAATCATCCCTGGCAGCAGCGAACACGCAAAGGTAGTCACCGGCTCCAAAGTTGCCACCATCCTAGGAATCAGCCCCTACAAAACCACCGTAGAGCTCTGGCACCAAATGCGCGGCGAAGCCGAAGCTGAAGAAGCCACCACCGCAATGATGCGCGGCACCATCCAGGAATCCGGCATTCTCGCATGGTTCTTTCAGGTGCTTCGTCCAGACATTGAGCAGGTAAGCGGCGAAACCACTATCACTAGGCCTGATTTGCCATGGGCCGCTGCGAACCCTGACGCTGTAGGCGTTGAAGACGGCGACACCATCTTTGTAGAAGCCAAAAGCATCGCACGGGCCAAGAACTCCGACGGAATCCACACTGAAGCGGACGAATGGGGAGAGCCAGGAACTGACGAAATCCCCCTCTACTACTACGTGCAAGTCTTGTGGCAAATGCACATGACACACGGGCCGGAGGGGGAGCGCGTCACACGCACCTACGTAGTCAAACACGGCCCATGGGTAGACCAGTATGACGTGTTTCCCATTGACTATGACCCCCACACAGCGCACACGCTGGAGATGAAGGCTAAGGCATTCTTCGACAGTCTCACCCTCCCAGAATGCCCATACCCCATCGATAACCGGGTAGGTATTCACAAGTTCTTTGCCAAACTCCATCCGGATATTGAGCCGGATCTTGAATGGGAGGTAAGCCCCGATGATGCGCTCGACTACCTCACCGCCAAGGCCGAACGAACAGACGCGCAGGCGCGTGAAGACGGGGCCAAGGCCCGCATCCTCAAAGCAATGGGAACCGCCAGGGTAGCTACTTGCAACGGGCACACCATCGGATACCGGCGCGCCACCAAAAAGGGCGTGAGCCTATACCCGCCACAAAAACTGCCAACCATCAACCAAATCACCACCAAGTAAGGAACACACCATGTCTAAGGAAATTGCACGCACCCAAGACCACCTCAACGAGATGATGAACTGGTCTCGCGCCATGAGCCAGGGAAACCTCATGCCACGCCAGTACCAGGGCAACCCCGCAAACCTCATGTTCGCAGCGGAATATGCGGATGCTTTGGGTATCTCCCGCATCCACGTGCTTACCTCCATCGCCGTTATCAACGGCCGCCCCAGCCCATCCGCAGACTTGATGTCTGCCATGGTTCGTCAGCATGGCCACAAGCTCCGCGTCGCCGGCGATGACACCTACGCCGAAGCTGTACTAATCCGCTCCGATGACCCAGATTTTGAGTACACGGCGCGGTGGGATGAATCAAAGGCCCGTAAGGCTGGACTGTGGGGCAACAAGGGGCCATGGTCGCTCTACCCGGGCGCTATGCTGCGTGCCCGCGCCATCTCCGAGGTAGTTCGCATGGGCGCATCTGATGTCATGGCAGGTGGAATCTACACCCCTGAAGAGGTTGGCGCGGTAGTGGATGAATCCGGCCACGTTGTAGAACAGCCTGCACAGCACAAGGCCACCCGCCAGCAGGCGCAGCCGCAGGACAACAGCGCGCAGGCACGCCTAGCAAACATGCTTGATGCAACCCCCGCTAATACGGACGACCCGGAAGTATGGGCAGACCGCATCGCAGAAGCTGGCAGCGAGCAGGAACTTATGGAACTCTACGCAACCGCATCGACTAACCCTGAATGGGAATCCGCAATCAAGGCAATGTTTACCGCCCGTAAGCAGCAAATCCTTTTGGATGCGCAGTATGCGGATGAAGCGGAAGCACTCGATGCTGAATTAGTTGAGGACACCACGGAAGAATCCGCAGCCTAACTATCTATAAGCGGGGAGGGGCATCCGCACACCACACCCCCACAAGCCATATTCACCGGGCCTGCCAGCCCCAAACACACACCCAACCAACATGACTAAACGCAAAAACCCTATCTGTGTACGCCCCGACTGCACCCGCGCCGTCACCCACTCCAAGGACTATGACGGCCTGTGCTTCCACCACGCCAAAGCCGCAGGAATCGCCCACCATCTTGTTCCCTGGCACAAAGTCCACGCAGAACTCGAACGCCTCATCAATGGCGGATGGACCTGCAACGCCATCGAAGAAGACCACCTAGTTTTCAACACCACACTGCGCGACATCAAATTTCACCGCCGTGACCGCTTCAAACACACCACCTACCAGGCGCTAAAAGAAATCCCCACACTCTCCCCATACCGACGGCCCGCGTGGCCACTCCGTCGCCGCGTCAACGCGCTGCGCGCCATCGGAATCACTTTTGCGGAAATCGGGGAAGAAATCGGGGAGAAACCCGAAAGAGTCCAACACCTCTCCTACGACCGTGCCCGGTGGGCGCCCATCTGCCTCGACGAAAAGATACGTGCCTACTACACCCAGCACGCCAACGACCCCGTACGCGAAATAGACGGCAAAACCAAGAAACTCAACCTAGCCCGCCCCTACGACTGGGACAACATCGACAACCCACATGAGCACGCCCGGGCATCCATCCGCACCAGCGGCGATGCAAACAAACGCCAACCAGTCACACCCGAATTACTCAGCAAACTAGATGTCCTCGTAGCCCACTACGGCACCAATAAAGCCGCATCCGCCATCGGGATAAACGCCAAAACAATCACCCGAATCAGGCAAGGCAAGAGCCAGTGCACCAACGAAAAAACCGCCCGCCGCATCGAAAACGGCTACGACAAACTCCACATTCGCGGTGGACAAGCAGCCTAGGAGGCCACCATGCAACTCATGATTGATATTGACCCGCGTGATGCGGCCTACATGGCAGAAATCGCCATACACCGGGGCTGGCACGTGGCCGCGCAGAAAGCTATGACGCAGCTCGCCGCGACGGGGGAGCCATTCACCGCGCACGATTTCAGGGAGCTATTAGGGGATGCGAAGCCGCACCACCCGAACACGATTGGCAGCTTCTTCCGGCACGCCCGCAAAGACGGCCTCATCAAGCCCACAGGCCGATTCGTTGAATCGGCTACCCCGTCCCGTCACGCGGCAGCCGTACGCGAATGGGTAGGCACTCAACAAGCAATCCAAGCCGCCTAAACACAAACCACAAACTTGTAATTACGACCGCCGGTTACGCAAGTGACGGACAACGACACCCGGCACGCATCATCACAAAAAGAAAAGCCCCGGCATGTGGAGTGCCAGGGCAACATCACCGCACACAAAATTTAGGAGCCTGTGCAATGACGGCACCAGAATCACACGACAACCACGTTGTCGAAGAAGAACAGCGAATCATAGACCAAGCGCTTGACACCCTCATTGATATTCACCGCGCCGAAGCGGCGGGGGGATACACCGTCGATTATGGCGTGGACTTTCTTTGCCGCCACACCATCCTGAATCACCACGAAGCAATCGTGCGCAAAGCATGGGATGAGTTCTACGCCGTCTACAACCTCGATGGGGAGGCCTAAATCATGAGTTGGTTTAAAGTCGATGATTCATTTTACGACCACCCAAAGTTTCTCGATGTGCCGAACGCTGCCATTGGATTATGGGCTAAAGCGGGTGCCTGGTGTGGCAAACATTTAACCGATGGAGTCATCCCCGCAACCCAAGTGAAACTGTTCAAAGGAACGAATTCGCAAATAAATGCGCTCATTTCGGCACGCATTTGGATCGAAGATCGATCCGAAAACGGTGCGAAAGTGTATCGCTTTCATGATTGGAATGACTACCAACCCACACGCGAACAGAAGCTAAAAGAGCGTGAAGAATCAGCCGAAAGGCAACGCAAATCACGCGAGCGAAAACGCGCTGAACAGGCACAACGTGAAAATGTCACGCGTGACTCACACGTGACACCATCCCGTGACTCACACGAATGTCACACAAGGGTGTCACAGCGCCCCGACCCGACCCGACCCGACCCGACCCGTACTTCTAAAGAAGTACCTAGTAGTAGAGACACCACCGCCAAGGCGGATGGTGCCAACAAACCCGCCAAGAAAAACCACCCCATCCCCGAAGACTGGATGCCCAAACAATCCACAATCGACAAAATGCGCACCGAACGCCCAGACCTCAACCTCGAAGCCGAACACCAGAACTTCATGGACTACTGGCAATCCATCACCGGGGCCAAAGCACGCAAAGCCGACTGGGACAAAACCTGGCTCGTCTGGATGCGCAAACAACACCAGAACGCCCCAAGGCAAAAAGCCCCAACCAACACCACAGAAGCGTGGCTAGGAACCACCAACCAGCCACCCATCATCGACGCAGAACCCCAAAAGGAAATCGCATGGTAGACATCCACATCACCGCCGAAATCCTCAAACTCGGCAAAAAACTAGCCCCCGACCGATTCCCCAAACCAGACCCAGAAATCGCCCAAGCATGGGCCTGTGCACTCAACCGCGAATACCCAACCCGCCTATGGGCCGAAGCGGTCTACCTCTGGGCCACCCAACGCGTCGAAGACAAAATGTGCACACCCCGCGACATCCTCAACGCAGCATCAGACACCGTACGCCGCTGGGAATCCAACCCCACCGACAAACAAGAACTCGAAACATTCAGAGCACATCGCATGCACGCGAAATACCAACAAATGCTAGGAGACGCATACACACCACAATCAGTCCCCGGCGCGCCACCCCAACAAAAAGAACTCACCACACAAGGCCCAGACTTCCAAGCCCTCAAGCAACGCCTAGCCAAAGCACGAAAGTAAATCCAATGACCATCAGCCGCGTCCGCAAAGTCCGCAACACCACCCAAATCAAACCCCAAATCTGGGCCGAACCCGGCTACCGCGAACTCACATCCCTAGCCCAATGGCTCTACCTCACCATCCACTCCCACCCACAAATCACATGGGCAGGCACACTCGACTGGCACCCCGGCAGACTCGCAGCCATGGCCATCGACACCACAGCCGACGACATCCGCCACGCAGTCAAAGAACTCGCCACCCACAACTGGGTAACCCTCGACGAAGAAACCGATGAAATCTACCTAAACGGCTACCAAACCGGAGACAGCCACATGCGCATCCCCAACCTCGCCCGCGCCGTCGCCGTCGCCTACGCAGACATCCACAGCCGCACAATCCGCAATACAATCCGCCAAGAACTCCACCAACTCCACCAAGCCGAACCCTACTCAAGCGGCCTAGGACTCCAAGAAATCCAAGACATACTCACAAACAAGCCATAAACACCCGCCAAAACCGCGCAAAAACAGCCCACCAGCCGCCCAACACGCACACAGTGGGGTAAGTGGGCCTAGAACATTTTTCAAGCGCTTAAATCGCCATATAACACGCCACCAGGGAACACCACCCCACAAAGTTGCACATTGCTGTTACATCATGTAACCTAAACACCGAACCAACAACGGGACTGCCATCCCACCCCAACCACCAAGGAAACCACATGCAACACACCAAAGACTGGCTATTCGGACTCATCGCCGGGGCCGTCCTCTTCACCGGAATCATCCTCTGCCCCGAACCACCAGCCCACACACAACCAACAGCCATCACCCCGCAGGTGCACGCCCGATGACCACAAGCGAACAGGTCATCCGCGAATTCGCGCAACACTACATCGCAAACCCACAAATCATCCGCAGCACCAGGGGCACCAACATGACCGCAATCAACCTGGGCATGTACCACCTCGAAATCAGCAACAGTGATGACAACCCAGCCATCTTCTGCGACGTGTACCACCACTACGACCACCTGGGCAGCTTCGCAGAAAAGAACATCAACCTACTGCACGCCAAAGTTGGCGGCGCCCTCGCCACGCATTACCACGCATCATGAGCAAAGGAAACAGCATGATTATCACTAAACCCAAGGTCACACTACTAGCCCACACGATGATTAATCGTGAAGCAATCGCCGAACATATGGACATCCAGGGTGGTAGCACCGACGCTGAAACCCTGACTACTTTCGCTGGCCGTGCCTGCTATCAGTCTTTCCACCGCCCCAACAAAAAGACTTTCCACGACCGGGATTATTTGCAGCGAACCCTATTCGAACAGGGGCACATGTCGATCGCCGAGCACGCCACCGCCACCCTGTATTTTGAGGGTGTATCCCGTGCGCTCACGCATGAGCTAATCCGCCACCGCCACCTAAGCTACTCGCAACTATCCCAACGATTCGTAGACGAGAAAGACGCGGCTATCGTCATCCCGCCCGCAATCCGCGACCTACCCGGCATCCCATACGCCCACACCGGCATCTTCGACTACACAACCCTGGATGAGGTAGCGCACGACGTCTTAGAGACCGTAGCGGAATCGGCAAGCGAAACCTACACCGCCCTAGTGGACTTTCTCACCAATCAAGGACTACCGCGTAAGCAAGCCCGCGAAGCGGCACGCGCCGTCCTCCCCAACATGACAGAAACCCGCATCGTAGTAACCGGCAACCTCCGCGCCTGGCATGAAGTCATTGAGCGCCGCACACAGCCAGACGCGGATGCCGAAATTCAAGAAGTCATGAACATGGCCCGCGAACAGCTCGCCACCATCGCCCCGGCACTCTTCGGAGACAGCAATGCCTAGCATCACCATCACATTCGACGACGACGGCGCAAACATCAACCTAAGCGACCTCGACCAAGTAGACCAAGACCACCTACTAGACGCGCTCGCAGGCAGTGTGCACGCCATCCTCGACACCGCGTTTGCCCCCGAACAGATAGACCGGGCACGCGCAGCATTCTTCCAACGCTTCACCATGACATTCAAGGAAATCAACTAATGGCTATTGACATCATCACCATCACCGGCGGTCTGCCTCGTGACGCGGAACTACGATTCACCAAGAGCGGTAAGGCCGTCACTAGCTTCACCCTCGCCAACTCGGATAACAAGTTCGACCAGGAACAGAACCAGTGGGTGAAGACTCGCAGCATGTACCTCGACGTCACCATCTGGGATGAATCAACCGAACGCAAACAGAACCCCGTGCAGTGGGCACGTCTAGCATCTGAGCTTAAGCAAGGCGACCAGGTAGCTGTCAAGGGCAAGCTGACTACCCGCACGTGGGAGACTGACGGTGGGGAGAAGCGCTCCAAGATGGAATTCCTCGCGACCAGCTTCTACCGCATGCCGACTACACAGGGCGCGCCGAATGGCCAGCAAGCCCAGCAGAACATCACACAAGGCCTAGGGGCACAGGCCGCAGGTGACCCGTGGAACGGTGCACCACAAGGCGGATTCAGTGGTGCGGATGCTAATCCACCATTCTAGGCAGGTGATAGTGTGCGAATCCCAGAAACCAAGCCCCGCCGCCGCAACAAGTACGAATCATTCATGAACGAGCTTGTCGCCATCGCCGATACCGTGCCGCAGGATGAAGCATGGTTGCCATGGCCGGGTCAGAAGAAGCTTAAGCCGCGTACCCGAAATGAGTACTGCAACCGGCTAAATAATGATGAAATGTTCGGCCTAGGGTTCGAGGGGTCGGTGCGTAATGGCTGGTTGTATGCGCGTTATGTGGGGTAGTGTTGCGTCAACTTGCATCATGCAACAACACCATGTAACATTAGGTGTGTTCCAAGGGGCTGCCACCCCACACCAACCAACCAAAGGAAACACCATGAACGCATACACCTGCTACCAAGGCCAACTCGCAGAAGCCCGCATGGAGCCCCGCGAGGAACAGAACTACCTCATCGAAGTAGTCCTCTGGGATGAGGAGGGCAACGAAACCACCTACGAACTCGTAGTCAGCGCCGTCAGCGAAGAGTTCTTCGACCTTGTAGAGGGACTCAAAACCGGGGCATACGACACCGACATCCCCAACTTTGAGGAACTGCTCAAGACTCATGAGCTGGGCGACCTGCACTTGATTGACGGCCCACTCTAAAACCGACCAGCCCCACAGCCAAGTGGGGCACCACCCAACCATGAACACACTCACCACCATCATCATCACCCTGGCACAACTACTAGCCATGCTCACCCAAGGCACCGCACTACCAGCACAAGAACCCTACTGCGGCCCACACCAACGCTGGCTATACGTGCAGGAAGTCGGAATCTACGCCTGCACCAGCCCCACCTACCGACAGGAGAAGAAAGAAAATGTCTAGCACCATCGAAGTCCCCATCTCACTAATCAAAGCGGGCGACATTGCCGCAATCCGCGACCTGCTACCGCAGGAAAACTTGTTTGGCAGGTGGGCAGAGCACCCCACGCTTGGGCGCGGAATCATCATCAGCGAAAATCCAGACCAAGAGAATTTTGTGAAGTTCGTCAATGGTAAATCGTGGTCGGGCGTAATCCTCGACGATCTCACCCTTGACCCGGTAGAACTCGTCACCGTTGAGGACTTCGAGGGCGCGCCAGAGGGCACAGTCATTTCCGACACGGGAGTAAATGCCTACCAAAAACTCAGCACCGACGCGTGGGAAAGTAGAGATGACTACCTCAGCAATAAAGAGATGGCAGTCAGCGGCCCATGGAAAATCCTCCGATACGGATGGGGAGAATAACCATGACTAAGACCCTCGCAGACATGACCCCAGAGCAGCGCGCCAACTGCGTAGGAATGTGGTGTGAGGTTGCTGGGCAATTAGAGATCCTTGCCGAGCCAGATGGCATGGTGGACTATCACGACACTGCGATTCTACATAGTGTGAAACGCAACGGCGGAGAGTATGTACTGGCTAAAAATGTCACCCCGCGCTTTGACTTGCCCCGCGCCTGGAACCCCGACGGCACACCATCGGCAGGCGACTGGGAGCAAGCATGAGCCGTGTCATCCCCGCCTACGTGCTCCAAGCCAAGCAACGCAAGGCCAGCGCACGGGAGCGCTTCGAGGAAGAAAACCAACGCCTTGAAGCCCACACGCGAGCCACCAAGTGTTGCACGCTTATCACCACTGGCGCGCACCCAGAGCACGACACCCACCTGTGCCTCCGCAAAAAGGGGCACAAGGGCTACCACCAAGACAAAAACACCGGACTCAGCTGGAAATGGGAGGAAGCATGAGCCGTACACCAGAGGAGCAGTACATCACAGCTCTCCAACAGGAAAACAAACGCCTCCGCACAGAGCTAGCGAGTCTGCAACGGGACGCCCGCTACGCAGCCCAATTCCACGCAGACCAGCTAACCGTCCCGCAGGTCTTCAAAGCCTTGGACACAACAATCACCACAATCCTCGAAGGACAGCAATGACCGAAGACGACTACTGGGAATTACGGCGTGACATGCGTAAAGACGACGCAATCATGCATACCCCACAACCAGGAAAACCCATCACCCTCAGCCCTGATGACCACCACATGATTGTCAGCGCTATGCGCTACGCGCAGGGCCGCAACAACTATGTCGTCCGCCGCACCACGCGCTTCGTCATCGACCACTGGGACGACCTCAGCGAGAACACCCGCTACATCCTCACCCGTGATGCGGGCCTAGACCTCCACATGCGCCAAGAAGAAACCCCTGACCAGGCCGCCCACTACCGCCGCACCAACCCCGACTGGGAGGCATACCTCGACCACCTCCAAAAGGAGCAGAAATGAGTGCACTTGCACTAATCATCGCGGTGGTTGCCTCCGCTGGCTGGGCAGCTGTACTTGGGACGCTGATATACGGACTCGTTACTGGACACCGATACATCGAAGGAATGTTTATCGCGCTAGTAATCACCACGCTTATAGCTGCCGCCGCGCTGACAGGCGCAGTCGCACTACTCGGATACGAATGGGGATAGCACCAATGACTAACCTCACCACCAGCAACCTAAAACGCCTTCTGGCTGAGGCCAGCCCCGGCCCGTGGGAGGCGCTAGCCACGTACGACGATGGAGCGCCGCGCCCGGATACGACACGCGAAATGAGGGCTGCTGGCAAATACCTAGGGATTATGCATACCCCGAACGCTGACCTCGCAGCCGCCGCCCCAGACCTCGCACAAGAAGTCATACGGCTACGAGAAGAGCTTATCGGCTGGGCTAACAACGAAGCCCAAGCACACAACACCCTAGTGAAGCAAGCGCAAGCGGCAGGCAGCGCAGGAATCATCACCACCCACAAGACCATCTATAACCGAATCTTGGAAATCCTAGGAGACCACGATGACCAACTATGACCGTGCCCTCGCGGTACTCGAAGCAGCCCAATACGCAAAGGAGCAAGCATGACTATTCAAGGATTCCGCATAACCAACAAGGGCCGCGCAGCCCTGATAGCGATGCGGGAAAACAATAAGCAGGATGAAGAAGTCCCGGCTCACTACCGCATAGCAGATGCACTCGCTGAGGCGGGCCTACTCGCGCCAGACCTGCCGGAGCCGAACGACCCAGGCATTTTCGTACCAGACGGCAAAGGATGGATACCTGGAGGGTCACACGGGCCTAGCGTGTGGACAGCACCAGGCAGCCCAATCATGGTGCAGCGGATTGAACCCGGCGACCTTACCTCTGACGAAGCACGAAAACTAGCCTACGCACTACTCGCAGCCGCCGACTACGCGGAGGAACAAGAATGATAGAATTCAAGAAGCCGATTAACTGGAATGCTGTACCGGATAAAAAAGATGCCGAAATCTGGGATAGGCTCACCGGCAACTTCTGGCTACCGGAAAAGATCCCAGTGTCTAATGACCTCCCCAAATGGGGACTCATGAATGCGGAGGAGCAGTGGGCGACGATGCGCGTATTCGCAGGCCTCACCGCGCTTGATACTTTGCAGGGCGCGGTGGGGGCTATCTCCCTCATGCCGGATGCCGTGACCCCACACGAGGAAGCCGTACTGTGTAACATTGCTTTCATGGAAGCGGTGCACGCGAAGTCCTACTCAAACATTTTCATGACGCTATCCAGCACGCCGGAGATTAACCGGGCTTTCCGCTGGGCTGAGGAATCCGAAACACTGCGATACAAGAGTACCCGCGTGCGCGAGTTCTACGAGGGGGATAACTCGCTCATGCGTAAGGCAGCATCCACGCTTCTAGAGTCTTTCCTGTTCTACTCCGGCTTCTACCTCCCGCTGCGCTTCGCCAGCCGCGGTTATCTCACAAACACCGCGGACGTCATCCGTCTAATCATCCGCGATGAGGCAGTACACGGCTACTACATCGGCTACAAGTACCAGCAAGCCGTGAAGCAGCTCAACCCGGCGCAGCAGCAGGGACTAAAAGACTCTGTGTTTGACCTAGTGTTCGACCTGTACGACAACGAAATCACCTACACCGAAAAGATTTACGACGCCCTGGGCTGGACTGAGGACGTTAAACGCTTCCTCCGCTACAACGCCAACAAAGCCCTAAACAACCTGGGCTACGAGGGATTATTCCCGTCGGATGAGTGCCGTGTAGACCCGGCGATTCTTTCCTCACTAGCGCCTGATGCTAACGAGACGCATGATTTCTTTTCTGGCTCCGGCTCTTCCTATGTCATTGGTAAGGCTGAGGAGACCCAGGATGATGATTGGGATTTCTAGTTTGTGATTGTGTGGCCCTGTGCTTTTGCATGGGGTCTTTTTTGTTGCATTGATTTGCTACATGTAACACCATGATGTAACATTAGGGGTGTCAGAGAGTCCTGCCAGACTCACCCAACCACCGAAAAGGAAACACCCATGAAACGTTACGCACCAACCATCCTCAACCAAACCGAGGACTTCACCAAACACCAACTCCAAATGATGCTGTGCACCATCATGCCCATCATCGAAGCTCACACCGACGAAACCACGGCACAGGCAATCCTCGACCACGCTATCCGTGTTGAGAATGAGCACCAGGCGGTGGCCTAAATGAC